CAACCCGCCCAACGGCCGCAACTCAACCAACTTCGGCGAGGCCGACAAGCCCACCGGCGAGGTAATCATCGACCCGAGGCAGTCGCCGTCCGAACTTCTGGACACGGCAGTTCACGAGGCCCTGCACGTTGCCTGCCCCTACATGGCCGAGACCAAGGTGGCCAAGACCGCGACCATCATCGCCGAGACCCTTTGGAAGATGGGATACCGCCGCCGATGAGCCCGCCCCCTCCCACCAGCATGGGCCCCGAGGACATCGGCCCCGAAGTGAAGCAGGCGGGCATCGCCGGGCTCCTGGGCATGATGGGCATGACTGTGAAGATTATCCTCACCGACGAGAAGCTGAGCGTGGGCCGCGTCATCGGCCACCTCGTCGTGGCGTGCGCCGTGGCCATCCTCTCCGGGTTCGCCCTGGAGGAGTACATTCAGAACAAGAAGATGCTCTGGGCGCTCAACGGCCTGTCCGGCTACATGGCGCTGCAGATCGTCGCGTGGGCGGAGGAGACGGCCAAGAAGAAGCTCGCGGCCACGTCGGCCGACATCGTCGGAAAACCCAAGGGGAAGACCAATGGCAAACGAAAGCCCAAGAAGCGCTGACACTAACCTGCTCTGGGCGGTGGTCATGCTGACGCTGGCGGCCGGCGTCTCGGCCCTGGGCTCCGCGTGGATCTGCGAGTCCGTGCTCTCGGCCTTCGGGTCTTCCCAGACCATGGCCCTCATCATCGTGGACGGGGGGAAGGACCTGAAGAGCGACGACGCGAACCTGGAGCGGCAACTATCGACGGCCACGCTGGCCCTCCAGACCATCCGCGACTTTGGCTGGGCGCTGGCGGTGGGGTGCTTCACTGTCCTCGTGGCGGTGCTGGTACGGGTCTTCTATCGCCCGGGCCGTCAAAACGCCTCCTAGGGCAAGCCAGAGGGGTCAAATCGACATGTCTGGGGCGACATGTAGACGGGGCTGGCGGGTTCCATAAAGTGACCGCTCGGGAAGTTATGGCAACTTTCTCGGCCTAAACGTTCCAAACCACCCCGCTCGGGAACTTGGCAAAAGAATTGTGTTGACCCATTGGCAATGGGCTTGTCTACTCATCTCTGTTCCAACCAACACCAAGCCATGACCTCCTCCTCCTCCCTCAACGAAATCCGCAACCGGGCCGCCGCCATCTTCGCCCAAGACGATGGCATCACCGGCGTCTCGCTCCAGACCTTCCTCGGTCTGGTCTTCGTCAACACGAAGCTCGAGATCATCGCCCACGCCGACGCTGTCCGCCGCGGCCTTACCGACCCTATCAACTGATAGGGTTTCTTTCTTACCCAACACCAAGCCATGACCACCACCGCCATCACCACCATCGTCGAGCGCCCCAACGTGCTCCTCTCCCTCGCCGCTCTCGTCGAAGAGCATACCCGCAAGGTCAACCAGGTGCAGGCCACCTACAAGGCCGGCCTCTACGCCGATCACGACGCCTACGAGTGCGACCTCGAGGACGCCAACGACGGCCACATCATCGCCTGCGTGGCCTACCACGCCGCCCTGCAGCTCATCAAGGGCAAGCGCATCAACAAGGAACAGACCGACACGCTCGAGACCGCCCTCTGCATTACCGGCGCCCTCTAATCTCCCAACCCCCCAAGCCATGAAACTCATCCTCGCCCTCCTCGCCGGCCTCGCGCTGGCGGCCTACATCCTCGCCCTCGCCGACGGCCCCAGCCTTCTCGAGATCATCGACAACCCGAAGTACTAACATGCCCGACGCCAACGCCCACGCCCCCGACATGCGTCCCACCATCCGCAAGGCCCACCGCGACGACCCCGTGCGCAACGCCCTGGCCAACTTCTGCGAGAACCTCGACGGCGCCCAGTGGCTCCTCGCCGGCGGCTCCAAGGGGTCGGCCAAGGACTGCGTCAACCGCGCCGTCTCCGACCTCACCGCCGTGCTCTCCGCCTCCGGCATTCGCGATCTGACTGTGAACGTCAACGCCCTCGGCCGCATCGAGGCTTTCCTCGACTACAGCGACGACCTGGGCGACATCCGCCTGACCTACACCGCCCGCCAGCCCCTCAACACCGATGCCCGATAACAACATGGGATGCCCCGCCCAAGAGGTGCAGAACCTCGTCCAGTCCATGGCCTACGCCCGCGACAGGCTCCTGCAGGGTGACTGGACCCCGAAGTACGTCCAGAAGCAGGTTGACCAGTCGGCCGCCGAGTGCGCCCAGATGCTGCGCTTCTTCGGTTGCACGGAAATCTTCATCTACGCCCACATCTCGCCCGCTGGCCGTGCCCTGCTCAAGTGGGGATACCATGACCGGCACGGCGAAGTGTTCACCGGCACCCTCCACCCCACGTCCCAGTCATGATCCTAAATCACCACAAGGGCTTTCTCTCCAACGAGGACCTCATCAAGGTTCAGGCCAGCGAAATCGAGTACCTTCGCAAGGAACTCTACGCCGCCAACGAAACAAGGCAGATGTACCTAAACGACATCACGAAACTGATGAACGAAAAGGACAAGGACAAGGGCGAGGTTTTGGATGTCGCCATTCAATCCTTTATGGCAGTCCATGGAACCTATGAACTGATGGGAAGCCCTTGGGTTGTGTTCCCCTTGTGCATTATCTTCTTTTGCCTAGGCGCCGTGGTGGGGGCTTGTATCTAATGAAGCCCCTGCTCTTCCTGCTCGCGTCGGCCACCTGCCTCCCCGCGATCACTCCCGCCCAGGTCGATGCCATCATCCGGGTCGAGTCCGCCAACAACCCCCGCGCCATCGGCCGCCTCGGCGAGCGTGGCCTCTGCCAATTCTTCCCCGCAGCTTGGGCCGACACCTCCCGCTGGCGCCGCGCCCACGGCCTGCCCGTCTACTCCTACGACTTGGCCCTCGACCCCATCGCCGGCCACGAGTACGCCACCTCCTGGTTGACGTACAACGAGGAGCGCCTGACCAAGGCCCTCGGCCGCCGCCCGACGATCGGCGAAGTCTACGCCGCCCACCAACTCGGCTTTGCGGGCTTCAGGTCGAAAGGGTTTGACCTCTCCCGATGCCCCGCCATCACTCGCATCGTCGTTGCCCGATTGGCGAAAGCGACCCGCACCAAATGAACAAGCCCTTGCTCGTCGCCGTTGACCCCGGCGTTTCCGGCGCCATCGTCACCTACCACGACAACCTCGGGCTGGAGTCGTACAACATGCCAGGCACCGATTGGGAGGTCTGCCAGCTGGTGGCCGACATCTCGACGAAGGCCAACAAGGTCGTGCTGTACCTCGAGGAGCCCCCGCTCTACGCGGGCCGCAACATCCCCGGCTCGGCCATCGGCAAACTGTTTTGGAACACCGGCGTGCTCTACGGCGCCGCCGTGGCCTGCGGGTGGGAAGTCCACCGCGTGCGCCCCGCGATCTGGCAGAAGGCCCACCCCGTCGGCACGAAGGGCGACCTTTCGACCACCGCCTGGAAGAACAAACTGAAGGCCCGCGCCGGCGAGCTCTTCGGTTCGGAGCCCGGCCTCAAGGTGACGTTGGCCAACGCCGATGCCCTGCTCATCCTCGACGCCGCCAAGCGTGGCGCCATCAACTAACTTTCCACCATGTCCAACATCCCCGCCAACCTCCAGACCACCCAGTCCCTGGTACTGCCCCCCGTGGCCATCCCGGGCACCCGCTACCTGATCTTGCACGACGGCACTGTCGTCTCGACCCTCAAGCCCCGCCGCAAGGGCCAACTGAACTACTGGTCTCTCTGCATCGAAGGCCGCCTCAAGGTCGTGACGCAGAAGACCATCGACGCGGCCGCCGCCAACAACGGCAAACTCGACTGACCTTTCCCAAGCACCCCATGAGCAAACAAGCCACTGACGCCAACGCGGACTTCGTCGCCGCCCTCAACGCGCTGGAGAACGTCAGCGCGAACAAGTCCAACCCAGCCTTCAAGGGGTCGAAGTACGTCTCCCTCGACCAGCTGCTGGACGCCGTGAAGCCCGTCCTCGCCAAGCACAACCTGGCCCTCACCCAGATCGTGCGGACCCTGCCCGACGGCCGCATTGGCGTGGTGACTTCCTTCCGCCACCGCGACGGCGCGACCTTCGACGGGGGCGACCTCTTCATCCGGGCCGACGGCCTAGAGCCCCAGAAGATTGGCGCCGCCTTGACCTATATCCGCCGGCAGTCCATCCAGACCGCCTGTTGCGTCAGCGTGGACCTCGACCTCGACGGGAACGGCCTCACCCTCTCCCCCGCCGTCAAAACGCCCCAGACGGCCAGCCAGACCCCTCAGACGGCCAGCAGGGCGAGCGGGTACACTGAGCACCCCGAGGCCGCCGTCCGCGTCCTGCTCCGCAAGGGCTGGCTCAAGGAAGGCCAAGGACTGGCCGACCTCTCCGGCGAGCACCTGGTCGCCATCGCCAACAACCCGGCCTTCAACGCCGCCGTCAAGAAGGAGGCCGCCAATGGCTAACGACTTCCTCTCGGGCGGCCAGCCCTTCGACCCGATCCGCGACGCCCTGGAGAACGTCCAGCGCATCAACGAGCTCGCGGCCGCCAAGGCCCGCATCCAGCAGCTCGAAGAGCGCAACGAGGCCATGCGCGAAGCCGGCGACGAGATCTGGTACGTCCTGCGCCACGCCGACAAGGTGACCGCCGAGGACATCATGAACGCCTGCCAACAGTGGGCCGACAAGCGCCGCCATGGCTGACATCCCGAAGTCCATCGAACGCCTCGCCGAGAAGGACGCCGTCTACCTGTACGGCATGCTCATCCTGCTCGACGGGGAAGCCTTCTGGGAGTGCACCGCCGCCAACGCCAAGGGCCTCGAGCAGACCATGCGGGCGTGGAAGGTGCACACCTGGCCCACCCTCAAACGCTCCAACGTCCGGTATTTCGTCAAGTCCCCGGGAACCATCAAGGAGATTACCATTCCCACCCGCCCATGAGCCCCCGCGACTCCGCCTCAGCCAACCTCCAGCGCCTCCACGTCGAGGCCCTCAACCTCGAAGGCTACCTCTCGGCCTTCGTCACCCAGAACGACGTCAACCGCATCGGCCAGGACAGCACCCGCTTCCGCAACGTGCTCGCCGTGACCGACCTCTCCCGCGTGGACGACGCCCACGACCTCGACGAGCTGCGCGAGCGCCTCAACGCCCTCCGCTCCGACATCAGCGTGCTCCTGGTCTCCTTCCAGAACCTGCACGAGAAGGCCGAGACGCTGGCCGTCACCCTCGGCGCCATCGAGGACGCCGTCGACAATCCCGACGAAGACCTCTGACCACCTTGGGGTCGGCCTAGGTTCGCCCGATTGGATCCGGGTAAGTTCCATAGTCCTAGGCTGGCCCCTCCCCTTTCCACCACCCCCCGATAACATACATCAAACATACATGAAGACATACACGCCCCCCGACATCACCGGCATCAAGGCCATGAGCCTCGCCGGCAACCGCGCCGAGTACGACGCCCTGCCCGGTCTTAACCAGACGCTGGCCAAGGTCCTGCTCCGCTCCCCGGCCAAGTACAAGCACGCCCTGGCCAACCCGTCCAAGGCCACCGCCGCCCTCCGCGAAGGCATCATGACGCACGCCTGCGTGCTCCAGCCCGACGTCTTCGCCAAGTACAAGCCCGAGCCCGACGTGAAGAAGAACACCAAGGAAGGCAAGGCCGCGTACGAGTACTGGAAGACTACCCTCCAGCCCGACGACATCGCCTGCGACTGTGACGAGTACGACAACGCCCTGCACTACGCCGACGGCCTCCGCGCCGTGATGGCCAGCCACGGCATCCGCGTCCACGCCGCCGAGATCGCGCTGACCGGCACCTACATGGGCGTCCCGCTCAAGGGGTCCATCGACTTCATCGGCGCCGACGGCTACCTCTACGACCTGAAGACCACCCGCGAAGACGCCACCCCGCACGGCTTCGGCCGCGAGCTGCAGCGCAACCCGGACTTCCGCCTGCAGGCCGCCTGGTATATGCACCTCTGGAAGCTGAACTACGGCGAGACCCCACGAGGTTTCCGCATCATCGCCGTCGAGAAGGAAGCCCCCTACGAGGGCGCGGTCTTCGAGCTCGACCAGGAGCTCGTGGCCGATGGCGGCATGAAGATGCTGGAGGCCATCACCCTTTTCCAGAAGTGCTCCGAGTTCGACTCGTGGCCGACCTACCAGCCCGAGATCATCAAGGTCGAGCCTTGGAAGAAGCCCGGCGACGCCGTCCCCCTCTCTTTCTCCTAATTCCCAACCACCCAGAAACCATGCACAACCCGCACAACGGCGCCGACAAGGTGCCCCTCAAGACCATCACGAAGTCCGGCATCTACATGCTGAAACTCTCCAAGCCCAAGGCCGACAAGGTCCGGGTCTGGGACGACGGCACCATGTCCTACCGCCTCTTCCTCATGACCGCCGACGGCCACTGCCTCTCGCAGTCCTACGGCACCAAGTACCCGAAGAGCCTCGCCATGCTCGTCGGCAAGATGTCCGGCAACTTCACCAGCGAGTTCGCCGGCCGCACCCCCGAGGATTACGTGGCCTACGTCGAGAAGGCCGCCGGCAAGGTCGTCGAGACCCTCGTCGAGGTCAGCGAAGGCAACCCCCGCCCCGATGGCTCGCCGTCCTACAAGTACAAGCTGACGTGGGCCAAGAAGGGCCAGACGCTCACCGCCCCGGACTCCTTCTGATCATGGCGCCTTCCAAGCACCTCGTCCTGGTCTGCGGGTTCGCCCGCGCCGGCAAGGACACCTTCGCCAAGGGCATCGTCGCGTCCGCCAAGGATGCAAAGCGCGTGGCCTTCGCCGACACCCTTAAGTACGCCCTCGAGACCGCCGCCCACAACGTCGGCCTAAAGGTGGACTACTTCACCGACGCCGACAAGCTGCAGGACCGCGACCTCCTGGTCGAGTTCGGCCGGGCCATGCGCCGCCGCGACAAGGACATCTTCGCCAAGGCCATCGGCAATTACGTGGCCGACCTGACCGACGGCCAGACGCTCGTGGTCTCCGATTGGCGCTACCTCAACGAGTACGAGGCCGCCAAGAACTACTGCGACATGTACGGCGTAAGCCTGCACGCTGTCCACATCGTCCGCCATGGCTGGAAGGCCGCCAACGACGAAGAGGCCATGTCGCTGGTCGAGATCATGGCCGCCGTCCCCTTCGACGAGACAGTCTACGCCACCTCCGGCGACGAAGAGGGCGTCCTGCTCCACGGCTACCGCATCGCCAAGCTTTGGAAACTATGAGCTCCGACTTCTTCGCCGGCTACGGATCCGAACCGGGCGACATCTACGACCTCGCCAAGAAGTGGGGCATGACCCCCGAGCGCCTCACCTTCCTGGCCAACTGCCCGCAGGGCATTCACCGGCAGTTCCTCAAGGAGCAGGCCGACTGGTCTACGGAAGAGAAGCGACTGGCCACCCAGTGCCGCCTTGCCTATCGGCAGGGGTTCACGGCCTACGAGGCCGCCGAGTATGCCAAGGTGGACTTGGGCGTCATCACCGCCTTTCTCGCCAAGGTCGGCGTGACGTGGCCCGCTGGCTGCCGCCGTAAGCTTTCCTGGGGCGGCTCCCTCCCCGCCGGCAAGCGCAGCGACTACGGCACCAAGGCCCCCGTGGGCGGGGCAAACCTGTTCAAGACCAGGGACGGCCGCACCCTCCGCATCAAGGAGCCCGAGTCTTACGAGGCCGCCCTCAAGGCGCACGACCTTGGCATCACCCTCCGCGAGGCCGAGAAGCGCTTCGGCATCTCCTACACCCGCCTCTACATCGCCGCCAAGAAGATGGGGCTGAAGATCGCGAGGAAGTACAAGCCCCGAGGCCCTAACAAGGTCCGCATCAAACGATGAGCGAACCTACCCGTTACCGCGTGGCCAACAACCAGGCGCAACTGACCCTAGGCGGTGGCATCCTCGCCGTGGACCCCGCTGGCCCGCTGGTCGATTACGCCGATTACGCCCGCCTCAAGGCCGAGGTCGAGAGGCTGAATACAGGCATCCAGCCAGAAGGTAGCAACGATGCCGTAGGCAGAGCCGTCAATGTGCTTCTCGAAAAGCAAAAGGAAATCGCCAACCTCAAGGCCGAGGTCGAGCGGCTGACTAGGGCCGGGGATGCGATGGCTGTAGAAATGCTAAAACTTAACCACCCACACGCATCGGTTTATTTCTGGTGCAAAGCCAAGGAAGGAGGCCAGCCGTGAGCGACAACGAATGGGTTGAACTGCCACAGGAAGCCTACGATGAGATTATGAAGGAAAACTTCTGGAAGGCTTTTTGGTCAGGCTTTGCTTTTGCCTGTCTGCTTTTTGTGGTCTTTATCTTGGGCATCTTGTCTGCCGCCAAGGGGGTGCAGTCGTGAGCGAACCTAATCGCTACACATTTGAGGCCAGGGAAGTCTTGGATGCTAATGGAATGGTTTGTTTTGTTGGTGTTTCGACATTGACGCATCCGATGGGCAAGTATGTTTCCTACGAGGACTATGCCCGCCTCAAGGACGAGGTCGAGCGGCTGAATAACGAAAGCGACATTCTTCAGAAATGCTGTGAACATCAGAAAAACCGCATTGAACGCCTCAAGGCCGAGTGCCAAGCCCGCCAAGCAGAGAACAGCGTGCTGGCAGTCGAGTGCGATAGCCTCAAGGCCGAGGTCGAGCGGCTGACTAAGCAAGCGAAAGGAATGAGCAAGGCTGGTTGGAGTCTAGTTAATGCTCATCAGTATGACGCTTCTATCTCTTACTGGAATAAATGTATCAACGATTGGCAGAACGCTGACAAGGGGGTGCAGTCGTGAGCGAACCCATCCGCTTCGTCTTCGCGTCCGACTCACATGGCGACATGGCCGACCCGGAAGCTCTTTCCGCCCTCTGGGAATTCTGCAAGGACTACAAGCCCAGCGTCCGCATTGCCGGCGGAGATCACTTCGACTTCCGCGCCTTGCGCCGTGGCGTCGGCACCTCTGACGCGGAGTCCGGCGAGTCCCTGAAGGCAGACCTGGAGGCGGGCATGGACTTCCTCAAGCGCTTTCGCCCCACCGTCTACCTCTGGGGCAATCACGAGCACCGCCTCGATAACCTGATCGCGTCGTCGAGCTCCGCCCTGGTCCGCGACTACTGCCAGGACATTAAGGACACCATCAACCGCACGGCCCGCCAAGCGGGGGCCAAGACCATCCTGCCCTACCACGCCGACCTCGGCGTCTACAGGCTAGGCAAGGTGGCCTTCGTCCATGGCTACGCCCACGGCGAAAACGCGACAGTCAAGCAGGGGCTCCATTACGCCGTCCACGGCGGCGGCCTGATCCACGGCCACACCCACACGCTCGCTAGCATCGCCCTGACCCAGCACGGCAGCGGGAACGCCTTCAGCGCAGGATGCCTATGCCAGAAGGAGGCCATGGGCTACGCCTCCGGGCGCCTAGCCACCGCTCGCTGGGGCACGGGCTGGGTCGCGGGCTGGACGGATGGCGACAACTGGAAAGCCTGGCTGGTGCACAAGGTCGGCCAGAACTACGTCTGGACCACGGGCCTCCGCATGTTCAATCCCAAGAAACGCAAATGAGCCAAGGCACCAGCGTCGTCGCAAACCACCGCGTCAGGGACGACATCCTCGACGCCATCGTCTCCGAAATCCAGAAGCAGGCCGAGAAGGCCCCGCCAGGCTTCCACCCCATCGACTACTGGGAGAAGCGCTGGAAGTGCAAACGCTCTTGCGCCAAGCGCTACCTCGGCGAGGGCGTCAAGGCCGGCATCCTGGAGCGCATCGAGCTGCGCCGCTACACCGGCAAGTACGTCCGCCGCGCCCCCTACTACGGCCCCGCCCGCAAGAAGGCTCGACAGAAGCCCCCCCGCTAGGCATACCCCTCCCCGCAAGCCATGCAAAACCCCGACGACCTTATCGCCCGGGCAAGGAAGTACCTTGCCACCCTCCCCGAGTCCATCGAAGGCCAGAAGGGCCACGACGCCCTCTTCCGCGCCGCCACTGTGCTGGCCCACGG